GGACACTTTGATGCCCCTGTTGCCGTTCTTATAGGTTACTTCCTCCACGTTCATAATCTTGCAAACATAGTTGCCCTTCGGCAGCGGTTCAAAATTGCCGCCGTTCTTGCGGTTCTCCTTGTTATAACTCGGTACTTTCATGCCTTTGTTTCCTCCTTCTTGGTCTTTTCTTTCTTGATCCTGATGCCGTAGTAATCCCGGATCGCATCATCCACTGCTTTCAAGTCATTCGGAATCTCCAACTCAAACATCCCTTCCGGTGTCTTCGCCACGCTCTGCCCATTGGACTGCGTGAAGAACTTTTGATCCTGGCAGTAGATTACAATGTCGAAGCACCCTTCGATGCAGAGCTTCTCGTCCAACAGCTTGCCGATGGTCTTCACCTTCTCCCGTCCGTCATCCGCCAGCTCCGAGTGATGCAGGAAGTAGACGATCTTGTCATCCTCTGCCAGCTCGTTCACATAGTGGATGAGGTTGCGGAAGTTCGCGCCGATGGCGGTGTACTTGTCGAAGCCTTTTTCATAGGCGCGATCAAAAAACTCGCCTGCGAGAAGGTACTGGCTATCGTCAATCACCAGCGACTTCACCTTTGCGTTCTTGATCACGCTCTGCAACCACGAATACCTTGCAGCGTTCGCCTGTGCCGGGCTGTGATCCGCGTCATTGAAGTTGGGAACGCGAACGACTTTCAGATCGGACTTGAACGGCAAGCGCCCCTTTTCAACGGAGATAACACCAACCTCGTCATTCTTAAAATTCTTGATGGCATACGTCTTGCCGCTGCCACTGCGGCCAATGATTAAAACTGGTAAGCTTATAAGTCATCACCCCTTTCATAAATTCTGCGTGCCTGTCCTCCTAAATAGGCATATACGATATAACTCAATGATTCGATTACCTGCGGATCAATTTTTTCATCCACTCTTTCATCACATGCAACGGCTCCAATTTCGCCTCTCACTGCTGCTTTCATTAATTCAAAGTTGGGGTATCTCGTTATAGTTCTTGCCTTGCAGAGTTCCATCAGTGAAGCGAAAAGTGTAAAAGCAGACAATGCTTTTGCATCCATATTTTTGGAATTAACTTCCTTAACGGCATAATTTTCAAGAAAAGAATCAAGTTTCTTCTCTGCTTCGTTACAGGCTGTTTTGATTTTCCTTAATTTTTCAGTAGCATCATCAACAATATCGTTGATACGGCCCTCCGTGTACTTAATCTGCTCCGAAAGTGAAATATCAATCATGGCTTCAACGGTCTTTTTTGCCGTTTCACTCTTTATCTGATTTGTTGTCATTCCGGCATTTTTGAGCTTTTGCTCAATTTCAAACGGCATCATTTGAACCTCACCCCCTCGGTCTGTTCCAGGTGTGCGATGCCAGACAGGTCTGACCCTGATTCGATGGCCTCCCGGATTTTCCCCAGATCAGCCTCGACCTTGACGCGCTGATACTGTGTCGGCAACTCCTTCTCATTGATTTCCACGATGGTGCTGACCGGATTCTTCTGGATCCAGAAGCTAAACTTCTCGCCCTTAAACTTGGTCTTGCCAGTTGCCTTCATGCTCTGGTAGAGGATTGTCTTCATGCGCTTGATGTTGTTCTCGATGGATGTGGCACGCTCTGTCATGCGCTTTGCTTCTTCACGGAGAGCATCGACATCGGTCATCATGTTCTTCATTACCTTGGCATATCCCTCTGCCTTGTACTCAAACTCACCCTCAACCGCTTCCATCGTGTCCTTGAGCATCTGCTCGTCCAACTCGGGATCGTCCATCATGCTCTGAATTCGCAGTAAATCCTGTGTGATTTCATAGATATTAGCCATTGTTCTTGTCCTCCTCTTCATCATCCTTCCATTCGATCTTTGTAGCCAGATACTTCACATTGACCGGTGCCGCCTTGATGCCTGCGACTCTCTCGATCAGCTCGATCGTCTCTGCTCCAAGATAGTTGTCATAGAGGACCACCGGACCACGGAAGCCGGATTCCAGCTCCACCTCTGTGCCTACGTTGACCCATTCGCCCCTCGGCATCACTCCAAGACAGAAGCTATCGCCCTGACGGATGACCATGACTGTGTACTGCTCGCCTTCTTTGATTTTTGCGTTACTCATTTGTGTTTTCCTCCTTAATTGAATATTTTTTTACACCGACAGCGCCCAGAACGAACGCAACGGCGATCTGTACTAAACCTTGCGCCATGCTGATGGAGTCGATCTCCACAGCGCCTACCGTGCCGAATAACAGCACGAATGCCACCAGAATCATCACTCCCCATACCTTTTTCATGCTCTCCTCCTCCTCGTGCAGCAGAACCGCTCGAACTGCTCATCGTCCACCTCTACACCCTTTACCCTACGAACCGCGAACGGGAACCGCTCACTCCGCTCCATCTCAGCCACACGTCTGCGGATGGTGTCTGTGGAGCAGTTAAACTTTGTTGCTAACATTTGAATCGTGCACCACACGGCCATCCCTCCTTTGACTTAAACAACTTTAATCTTCGCCGCAAAAAAAATAGGCCGGGATGTCCGTCTGTGGAATGTTCAGGAGCTTTGACCACTTGATCATGTCTTCCTTACTGAATTCAGACTTGCTCTGCATCTTCCTGGATAGCGTTGTCTCTGTAACATCCAGCGCCTCCGCAAATTTAGCCTGCGTTCCGTACATTTCCACAATCCGACCTTTCAATTTGTTGTACGCCATTTTTTATCCCCTCCTTTCCTCTGTGATCAGCTCACAATAGTACTTTAACATCTTTAACTTTAATTGTCAACGGTAAAATATAATTTTCTTTAATCGGGCGGTTGATTTTCTCGACAATCTAATGTAGAATTGAATCAAGAAAAATTTGAAGGTGGTGATCGTATGAGAAACCCAGAGACAGCAAAACGCCTGAAAGAGGCCATGGATGAAAAGGGACTCACAGCAAAGGAGCTGTCCGATAAATCCGGCGTTAATGAAGCATCAATCAGCCAGTATCTTCATGGAATTTATGCTCCAAAGAATCAAACAGCCATGAAACTTGCGACCGTTCTGGATGTCAACCCGATGTGGCTCACCGGTTTTGATGTTCCAAAAGAGCCATGGGATGCATACCTGAAAGAGTACAAGGCCATGGAAGCCCAGATTGATGATGCACAAATCCACTTCTCCATGGAGATGGAGAAAATATGTGCTACACTGAATGAAGAAGGACGGAAGCGCCTGATGGAGTATGCATCGGACTTGTTGGAAATGAAAAAATACACGAAGGACGGTGATTGATATGTGGATAGAAAGAACATCCTCTGGAACACTCCGATACGTTGACCGTATCAAAGTGGATGGAAAGTACAAGAAGTTTTCCACCGCAATCGAAAAAGACACCGCACAGGCACGCCGTGCGGCCGCAGAACGCCTCCAACAGAAGGCGATGGCAGAATCCCACGATCCAACAGAAATGAGCTTAAAAAAGGCCGTAGAGGACTATCTCAAATTGAAGGATTGCAGGGAATCCACGCGGATATACCTGCGCGGACAGTTTCGCGTTATAGAAGACGTGCTTGGAGACGTACCGCTTCAAACGCTCACACCGGCATACGTCCGGCGCTCCTTCTACGGATCAACAAAGAAGCACTCAGTGCTCAACCGTGCGCTAAACTCGTTCAAGACGTTCTGTGATTGGTGTGTTGGTATGGAATACATGGAGAAGTCCCCCGCTGCCGGAGTGAAGAGACTCAAAGACGAGAAGCCGGAGAAGGACCCCGAAGAGCTTTATCTGGAAGCGGATCAGCTCAGAACGCTCCTGGATGGACTGACCGGGATGCCGTACTACATGACGCGCTTTCTCGCGCTCACTGGTATGCGGATCGGAGAGGCATCTGCCTTGGATGTGTCGGATATAACAGACACCTATATCATCGTATCAAAAGCATTTTCATGCGATTCGGGCGAAATAACAAAGCCGAAGAACGTCAGCTCCATCCGCAAGGTCTTCATCCAGCCGGAACTGCGTGAACTGTTGGATGAGTTTCTTCAATGGAGACGGCTCAACCAGATGGCGCATGGCATCCGCACTGAGCGATTGTTCTACTCTCGCACCGGCACGATCTACACGGAGAGATACTACCGTCGATCCATCATGCGCTTTGGAGTACACCCACACATGATGCGTCATACGCACGTTGCACTGCTTGCCGAGCAGGGCATCTCCCTGGAAGCAATCGCCAGACGGATCGGGCACACCGGCACGGAGACAACCAAAAGAGTATATTACCATGTGACGGCAAAACAAAAAGAAAAGGACGAGAGTATGATTGCAGCCGTCCGCATCCTGTGATATAATGAGAAGTGCGATCTCATTCATGGGTTCGCCCCTTAATTGAATATGGAGCCGAGGATTCCTGAACAGCTTGCCCCGGCTCCTTTTTTCGTGCCCTTTTGCCCCACAGATGCCCCACAGATGCCGCCGCACCGCATAAAACAATGGAAAGTCCATAGACTTCGGATCTCTGTTATATAGTGTAGCAGTTTTCCGCAATTATTTCCAGAACCGCACAAAATAAGGCAGAATGGCGCTTTTATGTGCAATCACTCCAAGCGGCCATCTGCCCTTTTTTTCTGATTTTTGCCCCTTTTTTGCCCCGCAATGCGCACAAAAAAAAGAGCCGCCTGCCGGGGAAGTAACAGACGGCTCCAAAACGAAAGGAGTGAAAACACAGAGGCAAGTCCCACCGCCACACATAAGCGTGACGATGAGGCCGCCGATATATAGTAGGAGGACTACTACCTATTTTTTGAGGTATCCATTGGAATCGAAGACATAATCAATGCCATCAATGCGAACGGAGCGCCCACGGGGATACCAACCGGAAGCGTCCTCGAACCACTTGCCCTTTGCATTGGTCTTCCATTCGCCCAAGTATTTATACGAGCAGACACCGCCCATGGTGCAGAACCTTCCGTCGATCCATTCGTCCTGCGACATGGCCCCGGTCTCTGCGAAGTGGTACTTCTTGCCGTCAATCTCTGCCCAGCCAACAATCATCACACCATCCGCTCCAAGGTAGTACCAATCCGCCTTGTACTGGATCCACTGCGACTTGATCGGCTTGCCATCCTTGTAGTAATACCACTTGCCATCAATCTTCTTCCATCCGTCCGGCTCCACCGGTTCCGGCTCCATCGCACGAGCGATGTCATCGCGGATCCTCTGGAAGATCAGATTGTTGTACGGATCGTTGACGTTGACCGACTTGCGTGGAATGCCGAGATAGTCATACATGACCGTCCAATCGTATATATCATCGTGATAACTCCCGCATCCGAGATTCGCTGCATCCCAATGACAGCACACAACCGGCACCTTGATGCCCTTGTATGTGATCATGCCGTGTGGATCCATGTCGAACAACGTGCAGAGGTACGCAGACACGGCGATGGATTCCTGGTACACATCCGCGAAGTAGTCGATGTCCT